ACGCGATCGGCACCGACGACTACATGTTCCGTCTACAGCGCCCGGTCCTGAGCGACCCGCACAAGCCGCACGGGCGCGTTATGGTCACGCTGGAGCTGCAGCAGGCATGACCAAGCGCAACGTCGGACGACCTCGCACCAGCATGACCGACCAGGTGATCGAACAGATCCTGCGACACGTCCGCGAGGGCATCTGGCCCGAACGCGCCGCGCGCCTAGCCGGCATCGACGCCGCCGCCATGCGCAAGCACAAGGAAAGGAATCCCCAATTTGTCACGGAATTAGAAAAGGCCGAGGCTGAGGCCGAGGCGTCGCTGCACGGTCGCATGCTGCGCGCCATGGACGACAACTGGACGGCCGTGGCCTGGATGCTCGAGCGACGCTTTCCACAACGCTACGCCAAGCAGGACCCCAAGGTCATCGTGCACAACGAGGCCAACGCCCAGGCCGGCATCGCACAGGTCGGGCCGCCGGTGCCGGACGCCGAGACGTTCGCGCGCCAGCTCCTCCAAGCCAGCCAGATCGCGCAGCGCGTGCTACAAGTCGAGAATGAGCCGCCCGGCGGATCGTGAAGCCGAAGGCCGCGAGCAGCTGGGCAAGGTCTTCGAGCAAGTCTGCCCGCGCGTCTACGGCAACCCCTGGATTCCACACTGGCCCTTGCCAGCGCAGCAGGCGCTGCTCGGCCTGCACCTGGGGACCGACACCAGCCGCGTGTTCCAGGCGCTCTACGGCGGCAGCGCCGGCGGCGGCAAGAGCGACGCGCTCCTCATGGCGGCGGCGCAGTATGCCTGGAACGAGCCCGACTTCGCTGGCATCCTGTTCCGGCGCACGTTCACCGACCTGACCCAGCCTGGCGCGCTGCTCGACCGGGCGATGGAATGGTGGATTCCACAGGGCGCGCACTGGGACGGCACCAACAAGGTCTTCCGGTTCCCCAACGGCGGCAAGCTGGCGTTCGCCTACCTGTTCAAGCCGAACGACCACCTGCGCTACCAGGGCGCGGAGTATCAGTTCACGGGCTGGGACGAGCTGACGCAGTGGCCTACGGCCGCACCATACGAATACGTCGGCATCAGCCGCGTGCGCCGCAGCAGCGACAGCAAGATCCCGCTGCGCACGCTGGCGGCCAGCAACCCGGGCGGACCCGGGCACGACTGGGTCATGCGCCAGTTCATCGGCGGCCTGGACCCTGACACCGGCGAGCACCGGCCGCCGAGGCACCGCTACGTGCCAGCGCGCATCACCGACAACCCGTATCTGGACCGCGACGCCTACATCCAGGGACTCGAGCACCTGCACCCGACCGTCCGGCAGCAGCTCCTCGACGGCGACTGGTCGGCGCGTGAGCCTGGCGACTACTTCCGCGCGGAGTGGTTCGGGCCGCTGCTCGACCCGGAGACCGACCGCTGGCCGAGCTCGGAATGCCAGCGCATCCGATGGTGGGACTTGGCAGCTAGCGAGAAGGCTAGCGCCGCCAAGACCGCCGGCGTGCTCATGGCGCGCCACCGGCGCGGCGTTCGGGCCATCGAGCACTGCCGGGCGTTCCGGGCGACCCCGGGCAAGCGTGACGACCTGATCGTCCAGACGGCGCAGGCAGACGGCCACGGCGTCGTGGTCGGCCTGGAGATCGAGGGCGGCAGCGGCGGCCTGGCGCAGTTCCACGCGCTCGAGAAGCGCCTACGAGCTCTGGGCCATCGCGTCGTCGGAGCTCGGCCTAGCAGCATGACCGACCGCGAGGCGCGAACGATGACGCGCGGCAACTCAAGCATGTCGGCCAAGACCAGCCGAGCCGACCCGGTTGCGTCGTGCCTCGAGCGTGGATACCAGCGGCGCGGCGAGGGACCGGACACCGGCGCGCCGTGGCACGCCGCCGACGCCGGCCTCGGCCTGTCCGACGAGAGCGATGGCATCCGGCTGTTCTCCGGCCCGTGGACGGCCGACTTCTTGTCGATTGTTGAAGGCTTCCCCGACGCCGCGACGTGCGACGAGGTGGACGCGACCAGCGGCGCGTGGGCATGGCTTGAGGCGCACCCGTTGGGCGCACGGCTGCCGTTTGGTAGCATGCCGCAGCAGCGAAACGCTACGACGCATGACATGCACCCCGACGACAGGCCGACCGACCGACGCAGCAAATGGCAGATGCCGTAGAGCTGGTGCCGGCCTGGATCGTGTGCAAATGCGGGCACGATGTCTGGTGCATGCTGCACCGGATGCACGTCATGGAATGCAGCTGTCCCGACTACGACGACTGGGCACCGTTCAACCCGTTCTTGCCGATGTGGCCGCTGGAGTCTGACCGATGACGTGCACCGGATGCGAGAGCGAGGGATTGTGGACACTGGAGACAGAGAACCGTGATCCCGACATCGTGCTCACAGACATGCTGACCGGGGAAACGGCAACGGCATACGACGATGCCAGCGGTGAGTTGGGCAAGGCTTTGGAAGCGGCAACGATGCCGTCCGGTATCACTTCGACAGTTTCCGAGCACATACCATTTGGTGCCACGCATAGCTTTGGGACGCAACCATCAAGCGGCGCAGCATCTCTGCCAGGCGTTGCAGGCGCGCAGGAGCTACGCCACGGCTGGCACTTTCAGCCAAGCGGCGACACAGCGGAAGGCGATCCGAGCGACATCTACGTGATCCCTCTCAGCCTGAGCCAGACAGCGACCAACGGAGCATGCAGCGGCCTCGCGCCGAACTGCGCGACCGGCAGCCAGTGCGGTTCGGTAATCGTCTGGGCCTTCGAGATTTGGTCGTGCATCAAAAGCAAAAAGCCGCCGCAGACGAAGCCGACAGCCAAGCAGCCGCAGACGTTCAGCGTCACCGATCCCCAAGTAGCAACAAGCAGCGTCAGCACAAGCATCGGCGCGGGCTTCGGATTAGCTGGTCCGCTCATCAACGACCCGCGCGGCGACGCCTTGGATGACGCGGAAGACTACATGTATTGCACGGTTCAGACGCTCGAGCTGACCGTGCAACTGGAAGCCGACTGCGGCGACCTCAACATCTGGAAGAGCAAGCTGGGCGACTGGGGAGTCAGCTTTGCGGGCTACAGCTTGCAGACAAGCAGCAGCTCCGACCTACACCCGAGCGATGGCAGCGACGGCTTTGCGTTCATGGTCTACTGCAAGCCATGCAAGCCCGTCGTGCAGCCGGGCGGCGGCGGCGGCGGCGGCGGTGCCAACAACAACACTGGCACGCAGGGCGGCGGCAAGAACCAGAACATCAACAGCATCGGCAACTAAGGCACACGCATGGCAGACGTTCCCGCAATCGCCTACATCGGCAGCGCCATGGTGCAAGGCGGCACCAACCCGCAGGCCGAGGTGACATCCACGGCCAGCTACGAGACGCAGGCGCTGCGGGACAAGGACGCGCACCGCGTCTGTCCGGACAGCGACACGGACGGCGCGCCGACTGCCGCCAGCCTGAGCTGGTATCCCTGGTTTGACGGCAACGCCGGCACCGTCTACATCATCGCGTCGGCGACGAGCACGACAGTCACCGTCACCCCGGACCCGGGCTGGACGACGGACGAGTGGGTCGGCAACAAAGTCACCAACAACAACCTCACCGGCTTCGGCTTCCGCAACAAGAACATAACCGTCACCGCGAACAGCAGCGATACGATCACGGTCGCCAGCTGGACGAGCACGCCCGAGGTTGGGTCCGGCGTCTGGTTCAATGAAGGCCAGTGGAAGGACGTGGCGATGAACGGCGCGTGGCGCACCATCACCGAGACGCTTGGCGCAGTCACGCCGACGCGCAGCGGCGCGAGCTACGCGCAAGGCAACCAGGGCGCAGCACCCGACCAGATGCTTGTGCGGCAGCTCTGGAAGAACGTCTACCCGACCAGCCCCTACTTTCAGCTGTGGAAGTATGCGCACGGCACGACCACGACCGGCGGCTGGAACGACGGCGGCACCGAGCGCACCCCCTACACGACCGACAAGGCGCGCGTGGACGCCGCCTGGACGGCGCTGGCCAACGGCAACACGCTGCGGTGGGACTACGTCGTCATCGACAACAGCAACGGCGACGTATACAGCTGGCGCACGTCCGGCGGCACGCCGGCCAACTCGTTGCTCTACCAAGCCGACCTCGAGGAGATGATCGCTTGGCTGCGCAGCTCGAGCGTCTTTAACGACAGCACGCTGAAGGTGATTCTGGTCAACCACGACGCGCGCCTG